CCCCAGTACCAGGAGCCACGGCGCTTGCCCTTGTGGACCGCCTTCTTGGCCTCCGCCCAGCGGTGCTCAGCGGTCTCAATCGAGACCCCTGCTCGCTCGGCGCTGTTGCTGACGAACTTAGTAGGCATCGTGGTTCTCCAGGAAAACTGGCTTCATGCCATACTCCTTCAGCTTCTTGGTATCAGGCTTGACAATGAGTGGGTCAAACATCAGCACCATTGGTGCGTCATGTGGGTTGTTGCCTTTTAGCGCGCCGTGCATGAGGAGCGTCCAGCCTTCGGCTGGGCCTACGCCAGGTTGCTGCTTGATCATGACATCCTGCATGGCCTTCTCAACGAAGCGGTTGTCGACGGTGGCCTTCTTGAAACCAGGCTGCACCGACATGCCCTTGAACTTCTCAAGATCGTAGATCTGGAAGCGAAACTGTCGGTACTCCGGACGGAAGTTGTAGTTGTTCTCAGGGGAAGGGACACCGCTCTTTGTCTCCTTGATCGGCGGCAGCCAGCCGGCTTCAATCAACCGGTTCTTGGCCCACCACTTCAGCTTGAGGTGGTTGTAGAGCTGACCCTTTGAAACGATGACATCGAAGGAACGCGAGCCTTGGACATCTTCGCCATCTAGCCTCATCTTCCAGTAGGCATCACCGCTCGGAGATATGTAGGCGTCTACCTTACCTAGCTTGTCATCCTCAAGCATGCGCCTGACATCATAGGAGACGAGGTAGGGCTCTGAGTTTCGATGCAGGTAGTAGCCTTCACCGAGACGGATGTACTTGGGCAGGTCTAGGTATTGCTTGTGACTGCTGTCAGGCTTCACTGCTTCCAGGAAGAGCACCTTGATGCCGTGCTTCTTTAGGATACGATAGGCGTTGCTGAGGTCGACAGCGTCTTTGAGGTACACGGTAATAGGTCGCGCCGTTCCTTCAGCTGGAATATCTGAAATCGACCAGGTGTTTGAGCCAAATGCTTGATTGAAGACCAGCGACGCAGCTGTCCACCCCGTCCATGTCGCTCCATCTACCGGGCGTACGTTGATCTCGCGCTTGGGCGTTGGCTCAAGCTCGGGCTCCCAGCCTCCAAGGTCATCGTTCTCGAGCAGCTCAAGCACCTTCACGTCAGTCCCTCACGAAGACCATGTCGACGCTGTCATAGTTCTCCTCCTGGTCGAAGAGCCTGTAGCCGTTCGGCGTCAGCTGCGCGACCTTCTTCTTGAACCACTTGTCAGGGTCCGCGCCCTTTGGAATAGCGGCGCTGGCAATCTTGATGTCGGCACCGCCGTTGTAGAGGGCCATCAGCTCAAACCACCGGTCGTTCTTCATCCACATCTCAGCGGCAGAGCCCTTCTTTTCCATCATGTCCGCGAATTCGTCCCCCGTTAGCGAGCGCTTCTGCTTCTCACCTGCCTTGCCCGTCTGTTTGCCGACCAGCTTTAGTTTGAAGTCACCCAGGTCGGTCTTCATGTGCAGGTGATGGGCGATCTCCTTGCCGGGGTTGGCGTCTACCATGTGGTTGTGGTGCGTAAGTGCCGCCGCCTTGTCCTTGTAGTAGCGCCTGGCGTCATGTGAGCCGCTCTCTTTGCCGTCTTTGTTGAGGCGGTGCAGCCAGACATTCGTCGGCTTGGTGGACCACATCTCAGCTACCGCAACTCGCTGCTTAGTTCCGGTTGCGCTAGGAATAAGGGACCGCACCCAGCGACTGAAGTGCCGGATGTCTAGCGCGTTGTCGTCGTGCTTCTGGTGCGTCTTGTTCGTCGGTCCGTCGTAGAAGGTGACGCTCACCGCCGGAAATGGGTCACCCTGCTGGAAGGCCTCGCCAATGGGGTTCTCGTCCAGCAGGCGGCCGATCTTCCAGTTGATGACATCGCTCTCACGGGGCAGGTGCTCCATGTAGTAGCCATCTCCAAGCAGAACGTACTTCTGCTGGGCTATCTCAGCCAGCTTCATCTAGGTTTCTCACCTGTGCGCAGGGACCTTGCCAGTCGGGCGGACTGGTTCGCGTGTCGTCTTCTTAGCCGTCGCGGTGGCATCGGCCAGCGCCGCCAGCTCACGGCTGTGCGAGATGAGCTTGCCATCCTTCGTGGTCACCTCAATGTCGTCGTCATCAGGCCGCCGCGTCAGCGACTTTACGACGTCCTTGGCCATCTTCTTGAGGCCTGACCCAAAAATTTCATTGATCTTCACTTGTGCTCCTTTGTTTCCGCGTCGACCGCGATTAGCTTCATGATGTCCTCGCGGCTGGCGACAACGGTTCCGTTGGGGTTTCGATTGGCATATGGGATGAATGCCGAGGTCCGCTTGCGGTCACCCTTCACCTTGGCGCGGGTGGCGGCGGCGCTAAGCGCGATGTTGAGGTAGCTGGCGGCGACCTCAGCGTTGCGCGCAGCATACCGTGGCTCGACGATCTCGGCATACTGCATCTGCTGATTGAAGGTGTCGAACGCAGTGGTGTAGACCTCGTCGATCTTCCGGTTGATCTCGGTGTCCTCTTCGTCGATCTCAGGCGACTGTGTTGGGGCAACCAGCTCGGCGAGAGCGCCTTCGGTCACCGCGTCATAGGTGGCGACGTCAGTCATTCCCTGTGCGGTCTCAAAGAGCGTGTCGAGGGGGTTGGTCAGCTTGGGTTTCAGTGCGTTCATACGGCTCTCCCCATCGCCGGTGCCTGCGCCTTGCGCATACCAGCGAACATCGTCTTCTCTGTGATAACTCGAAACTTGGCACCCATCGCGTTGGCGAACTTCGTAGCTGCCTCCCACTTGGCCTCATTGACGATGAGCGCCTGCTTGTCACGATCAGACATCCTCGGTGTAGGCACCGTCTGTGAATAGGGCTTGATCTCGACGATCTCCTTGCGGACTGACCCGTCCTGGTGCTTGTAGTAGACGATGACGTCTGGAAAGTAGCGGTGCGGGCGCTTGTCCAGCGGGCTGACGTAGGGAATGGCAAACTCCTCTGAGCCCCACCGCAGCACCGCGCCGTTCTGATCCAGCCACTTGAAGAACAGGAGCTCCCAGGATGAGCGAAAGATCACGTTGTTGGGGTTCCCAAGGTACTTTGCTGGGTTCTTTGGAATGAAGCGACCGTGAGCTGCCATCAGATCTCTCCTAGCTCTTCCCCATCAGGTATCGGGTTGGCGCTCCTATAGAAGTCAGATGAGCTCTCCGCTCTTGATGTGTCGATAGAGGCTACGTTCCCAACAACAGTGGAATCAGAAAAGAGAGACCCATGGGCACGAGCGGACGATTGATTCACCGTGCTTCCCAATCCACTGATCTGGTCGCGCTTCGCCGCCCCGATCAAGCCGCTGACTGGCTGCGCCAGCGACGAGATGGCGGCTCCTGAGATGGAGGTCCCAATATCCCCCGCGATGCTGCTTACCACGTTACCAGCCGCTGTAGTCAGCAGCCGTCCGCCAATTGAGTTGGCGAACCGCCCATTTCCGGCAATAGTCCGAGCGGCTTTGTTTACCACGTCAGAGGTTACCTTGGTGACCACGCGACCGGCGGCGTTGGAAAGAATCTTCAGGAAGGGATTACCACCACCATCAGAGCGACCGATTGGGGTCCCATTGGTGATGCGATCAGTTGAAGGTACGTTGCGCAGGATATCAGCGGTGACCCCCGAAGATGTACTAGCGAGGTTGGTGTCTGCCACTGACGGTGCTCGCGCTGGGACAGTCACATTGGTATACTCTGGTCCGCCGTCGTTGGTGATGCCGGCGTTCTTCGTCATCTCAAGCCAGTCGTAGTCAAACTGCATCGTCAGCAGGTTGGGGTCTGACAGCTCGTGAGACAGGTCATCTAGGTCAAATGACACGATGCGCGGGTTCACGAAGTCGTAGTGCACCGACCCGACCGCGCTGTCCTTGTTTGGCCCAGTAGCTGAGGCATCTAGGAAGATCTGCTTCACTCGAATAAAGCGAATGGCGCTGCCGGCATCGTTGTTGATCATCGCTCGATGGGCTACGTCATCCTGACGAAAGTCCTCCAGGTTGGAGAACTCCATGCCGCTGCCAAGCTGGAACTTGCTGGTGTTGGGTTGAGAGAAGACCGCGTTGTCGCGCTTCAGCGAATCGCGGGTAACTGGAGAGTAGATCAGCATCATTGTCCGAAAGAAGTCAAAGACGTTGTTGCCGGTGTCGTCCATGAAGGTCACAGTCAGCTCGCGGTGCCTGATCTTCTTGAGAACCTTGGTACGGTAGTTGTAGAGGTTGATGTCGTCCTCGTACTCGAAGTCCACCTTCGGCCGATCGACCGTCTTGATCATGAACGTGAACTGGTTGCGCTGCAGAAACGCAAACTCGGGCTGGCTGATGACGGCGTCGGTAAAGAAGAACTGGACCTTGAAGAGGAACTTGAGCTTAGGACGAAACTGCGTGGCACCTGCCAGCGCCGCCGCGTAGGAGGTCGCGTCCCAGCTACTCGCCTTTGGAACTTGATTTCGATTGAGCGAGATTCCACTTGCCTGGGGGCGACTGAGCCCCAGTGCACCGCGCGCGAAGTCCTCGACGGCGTTGCCAAACTGGCGCGTCGCCTCCCGCTCGAGCGAGACGCCGGTCGACTTGAGAACGCTGCTGATATCGAGCTTGGCCACTTTACGGTCCTGGGTTGCTGGGTATTTATGGAGCTAGAAGCAACAAGGGGGACCCGCGGGTCCCCCTTGAGATAGGCGCTAGCTGGTCGATTAGACCTGAACGTTACCGCCGAGGGCTGTGCCGTAGGAGAGGCCAGACTCGATGTGACGGGCGTGGTCGTAGCGGATGTTCATGACGATGGTGGCGGCCTCTGAGGTCGAGTAGTCGCGGTCACCGAAGTCAGCTGACTGCATCAGGCAGCCTTCTAGGATCCAGGTCTGCACGATGCCTTCGTCGCCGTCCAGCTGCTCGATCTTGCAGCCGAACTTGTAGTCCGAGCCAGTCGCGGCGGTGTTGAGCCAACGGCCGTCGAGGTCGACGCCGATGAGGCGCTGCTGCGTCTCAAGCTGTGACTTGACAACCGTAGCGGCGAGGCCGGTGATGTCGTCTTCAACCGTGACGCTGATTGGTTCCCAGGTGTGCTTGCCGGCGATGTACGCCACAGAGTTGTAGCGGTGCAGCACGACCTCCTCAAATGAGAGGTTGGGCAGCGTGATCGTCGTTACCTGCATCGACATGTTCCGCGAGTCAATTCCAGGGATCAGCTGACCCATGTTCAGGAACGTGATGCGGAACTTGTTCTTAAGCCGCGGGTGCAGGATACCTGAACCGACAGCTGGAATTCCGAAATTTGAAAGGGTTGCCATGTGGTCTCCTAGGCTGGAGTTGTTTTACTGCGATGACCTATTTATGGAGCGGGCTGATGGGGGTCACTCCCGGGGGACGGGGAGCCTACCTTCTTTCCATTCGCATAGAGGGCCTTGAAAGGGAAATCGACTAACCCGTTGGACCGCTCAGGCCGCAGGCCAAATGCCAGCTTCTTGAGGTGCTTGGGCTCCAGGTGTCGAGCGCGCATACCACCGGT